CAAGAATAAATATGAAATTTATTGCTTTGAACACTTTGCAAACATGTGATCACGACTTAATCAGTTATAATAGTCAATTCTGCTCCAATTGTGTGAGACAGATATTGTTAACTTTGATTAAGGGTGTCGGGCATGATTGCGCTGCTGAAGTACTTAGTTACTTCACCACTACGTTACCGACGGAAAAATTTGATTCGGAGTTGTATTATTTAGCTCCGAATAATGGTGACATGCTGTACAATAGACTTGTAGAACATGTTGCCGAGGTCTTCATGATGAAACAATCATCTGGTTTTTACTGGAATAATGAAGGCTGGACTCTTCATGAATGTGAACCTGTCGACTCTGGGAAAGCCTTGGTTCTGGTTGGGAGTGGTCAAATGTACCCCCCCTACCAGCCGAGTAATAACTTTTCCATTGCGAGAGCGCTTCATTGTGATGAGTTCGATGTTAGGAAGTCGCAGTTGTTCGACATGATTAATCATGCCGTCGATCACTACCTCCAAACTTGGAGTTACCAGCAGTGGGCTGATATTTATAATCGTGTGTATCCTGTACACACTGAATTAGCCACGGCGTCCATTTGGACAATGTGTGGTAACTCTAATAAGCGGGAGTTGGCAAGAGAGCCAGCGCGCACTGTGAAGACAATGTGCAACTCCCGTCTGTTGATGATAGGGCTCAAATCTGAGTTGTATCGTCGTATTCTAATAGGAACTGTTGTGAGAGGCCAAATGCATGCTCTTGTCGAGAGACAAGCTAGTATTTTGGAGGATATCAACAATTTGCTTAGCTTCATGACTGTTATTTTTATGAAAATGTTTCTCCTAGCTATTAATTTAGCGAAGGAAGCATTAGTCGTTTTTGAGGGTCATCGAGCTCGAGCTTATGTTGAGTTGGTTTTTGGAATAGCCCTCTTGTACTTATTGTTCAAGTTGGCTGTTCTTATTAAACGTCTTGCTTTTCTTTTTCGTAGTTGGGTCGTTACTAAATATACTTTGAGTAGCGTCGCCAACACGGGGGAGAACAGGTTTATTTCTAAGAGAATAACTAGTGATGGAGTTTTATATGAGTTTGTTTATCAGAACAAGCTTGTTGTAATACCCCATGTTGAAACTATTGAGAATGTGCGTCGTATTGACGAGATGGCATTGCCAGGCTCAAAGCTTTACCCGTCGTCACAGCGTAACGTAGGTGCTATTTTAGTAGCTACTGAAGGCGTTGAATTGACTGTCGTTGGTTGCTTTTGGAGGTTTGGTGATTATCTTGTCACTGCTAAGCATGTTGCCAATGCGGTGTCCTCTGGTGTGGCTGAAGTTTATTTGGCCAATCATAAAGAGAACACTAAAGGGTTGAGACGCGTTAATTTAGATAAAGTTTATCGTATGGAGCGTGATTTCTTTGATATTGATGAGAACAGCTTTCCAAAAGGCTTTGATGTCTTCACTCGTAAATTGAGTTTGAAGCAGTGGAGTACCGTTGGGGTTTGTGAGCCATCGACGAAGAATCGCAGCACCTACAATCAGACTGTTAGCGCTGTCGGGTTTCAAGATGGTCTTTTAATGACTAGTGCAGGTAAGACGCTTGAAGGTAGTGGTGTTGTGGAGTTGTTTCATACAGCTAGCACACACCCAGGCTTTTCAGGCGGGCCGCTTTTTAGCGGTAATAGTGTCGTCGGGATGCATATACAATCCGATTGTAATAAGAACGTTGCTATACGAATTGAACTTATTAAATATTGCCTTCTTCGTAAGAATGAGTCAAATCAATCATTTGAGAGTGAAGACTCAGTTGATTTTAAGTATCAAGGTTATGGCGTTAAATTTGAACGTTACGGTGATGATGATGATTACGCCGCTTACAATGATCGGGGTGACGTTTTTTACGGCGTCAAATCGAAGTATGCAGAATTCATTGAAGAGGAAGAAGCGGTTGAGTACATGCCTAAGCGAAAGGCAAGCCACACTTACCGAGATGAATCAGCCCCAATTAACGGAGTTATTAATTTACCACGTGAGAAAGCGGTGCATTGTGCATCGTGCCCGCAAGAGCAGGCCGTGGCCGTTAAGTATTTAGACGACAATGCAGATGAGTTGGTTAAACTTGGGTTTGATCCAACTAAGTATGTCTGGCCTATTATTAGTGAGAAAACCGAGCGGGTTTCTTGCGTCAATCACCTTAAGTTGTACCATGAGCGAGTTAATAGTATTACTCGGAAACCTACTGATGCTGA